CCGTGGCTGACATATATACAGGAATGGCCGCACTCGCTGTTAAGATGATTTCAAAGTACGGGCAATCAATGACACTCCGTAGCTACTCATCATCTGGTGATGAGTGGAACCCGTCTTTAACAGAAACCGACACAGCAGTAACCGGAGTTCTCGGGAACTACAATGATGGTTTAATGGATGGAACGCTGATACAGAAAGACGACAAGTATGTGCTGCTAGATTCAAGTGTTAACCCAACCGAAGCGGACAAAATCGTAATTGATGGCGTTGTCTTCTCAATTGCCGCTGTAAATACTATAAACCCAGGCGGAACAAAGGTTTTTCACAAATTGCAGGTGCGCGCATGAGTTTTGCAAAAGACATTGCAAAGTGGGCTGAAAGCACTGGTCAAGATATTGACACGGTTCGAAGGGCTGCCTTCATGGACATGACCAAGGGCATAGTTAAAAGAACTCCTGTTGACACTGGAAGAGCTAAAGGAAATTGGCAGCCGAGCACAGGAAGCCCAAAATCAGGGGCTATATCGTTACGCGACAAAATCGGATCTATTGTTGAAAAAAAAGCGCAGTCCGTAGTGGACTCTGTAAAAGGTGACGAGACGCTGTACCTTACAAATAACCTTGAGTACATCGGTGGGCTTGAGTATGGCCGGAAATCAAAACAGGCACCTTCTGGAATGTTGCGGGTAACTGTAAGAGAGTTTCAGTCATCAGTCAGAAAGGCTGTGAATAAATTATGAGCCTAACAGATATCAAAACTGGATTTTTCAAAGCGATTTCATCGGCGGGGCTTGGTGATGTTGCTTGGCCGAACATCCCTTATAGTGGAAAACCTCCGTATCTCCGCGTCACAGTGTTGCCAGCACAGACCGAGAGCGTGGGGATTTCGTCTATTGATAGGATGATTGGAATAATCCAGATTGACTGTGTTGTGGCCGCTGGTGGCGGTGACATATCAGCAAGCGAGAAAGCGGATGATGTTATCGCAGCTTTTCCGCGCCTCACGAGAATTACAGAGGGAACTACTACAATAGAAATAAACAGAACCGGGTGGGCTGGCCCCTCCCAACAAGAGCCGGATGAACTTTTTATCCCGGTTACAATTGAATATGAGGTAATAAAATGAGTAGCAATGCACAAACAAGTGCCGGAACTCGGCTATATGTTTCCGCAGCACAGCCAGCAACTTACGACGAGGCAGGTTATGCCGCACTTTCATGGACTGAGGTCGGTGAGGTTATATCCATCCCTGAGTTTGGAAAGAGTTACAATTTAATCACCCACAATCCACTCGCAGACAGGAAAACCTACAAGCGCAAAGGCGCGTACAACGAGGGAAACCTTGCCCTCCAGGTCGCACGAGTACCAGACGAAGCAGGTCAGGCAATTCTTGTCACTGCCCTTGATAGTGATGACCCTGTATCATTCAAAGTTGATTTGAATGACGGTGACACCACGAACACCCTTCAAAACTTTTCCGGAATGGTTATGTCATACACCACCAACACCGGAACAGTTGACCAAATCAGAACTTCTTCAGTAACCATCGAAATTGATGGCGACATCATCGAAGTACCTGCAACATAAAACAAAAAGGGCCGTTTGGAATGGCGGCCCTTACTTTATAACATCATTTAGGGGATAACAAATGGATCTTAGCGGCTTTAATTTTTCAGAAAACTCAGACAAGGGCGTTGAAGTAGTTCTTCGGCATCCGGTAACAGATGAACCACTTGATATAAAAGTGACCGTCGTTGGTAGCGATTCAAAACGGTACAAGGCCGCAAGCCACCGTGTGCAAAACAGGTCGCTTAGTCGTGGGCGCGGCAAAATAACCGCTGAACGCCTTGAGGCAAACGGCCTTGAAATCTTGTCAGAGTGCGTGCTTGACTGGGAAAATGTAGAAGATTCCGAGTTGTTTGACGAAGTGCCAAAGTGTAACAAAGAAAACGTGTTGAAGTTTCTGAAAAAACATACTTGGGCCAAAGAGCAAATTGATTCTTTCATCGCTGATAGATCAAATTTTTTAGCGAGTGCGTAGACGAGCTAATCGTTTACGCTAAATTTCTTGCCTGGGTTTGGGCTGTCCCTGAGAAGACAACAGTTTCAAGGGCGGAAATCGCTGGCGAAAGTTTAAAGTTACCAGAAGTAAAATATCCATACCTGGCCGATGTTCTAACCGATATCGGCCCGGCTGTCAGCTCCGGGATGGGGTTAACACCATTTACATACATTGACATAGTGAACTGGATGACTGCAACAGGGGTTGCACTTAATCCGTGGGAGTGTGCAACACTTCGTGCAATGTCAAAAGAATATTGTAGGCAAGCTGCAATTTCTGTAAAAAGAGATTGCCCGTCACCATGGATAGAAAAATTGCCGGAACGTGACGAGGTAGCAACTGGAACGCTTAAAGTGTTCAGGACCATCCGCAAACGACGAAAGGGCTGACAATGGATGTTGCAAATCTTGTTTTAAAAGTAGACTCTAAAGGCGTTGTCACAGCGTCTAGAAATCTTGATGGCCTTGAGAAGCAATCTAGGAAAGCAGAAAAGGCCACAGATGGATTGTCAAAGGCTTCAAAAGTCCTCGCAAGCACGCTTGCAGCCGTTGGCGCGGCGTGGGCGGTAAAAGAAACGCTTGCACTCGCAGACAACTACACCCTCCTCAACAACAAACTCAAGCTTGTAACTGATTCTGGCAGCGAATTAATGGGAGTACAGGAAGGCTTGTATGAAGTCTCCCTTAAATCACACGCCGCCTATTCAACATCTGTTGACCTCTATTCTCGGTTCGCAAGAGCAACCGAGAGTATGGGCACGTCTCAATCTGAACTCTTGAGAATAACAGAGACTCTGAACAAGGCCACTGTAATCTCAGGCTCAACTCAGACAGAAGCAGCGGCTTCCCTGCTCCAGCTTTCTCAAGGTATGGCTTCCGGTGTTTTGAGGGGTGAGGAGTTTAACTCTGTCACCGAAAACTCTTCTCGTATCGCCAAAATCTTAGCAGATCACCTGAAAGTAGATATTGGCGAACTTCGCAACATGGCAACAGAAGGAAAAATCACAAGCAAGATAATGATGGAAGCATTTAGCGGTGCTGCATCTTCAATTGATGAAGAGTTCTCCAAGATGCAAACCACAGTATCGCAGGCTATGACGGATCTTTCCACCGTTTGGGCTTCAGTCGTTAGTGGTGCAAACGAGACAACCGGAGCCACAAACAACATTGCAGAGTCTATCCTTGAACTTGCGAAAGTTATAGAGGAGAACCGTGAAGGAATTATAAGCCTGTTTTCTGGAATAGTTGACGCTGCCGGGCTATCTGTCAAGGCCATTGGGCTTGTAGGTAACTCTATAGAAGGACTACATATGCTTGCGGTTGCGGCGAAATTTGGCGACAGTTGGCAGGAAGAATGGGAAAAGATCAACGCAACCGGTGTGGACAAGTTGCAATTCAAGCTTGCTGATCTACGGACTGAGCTTGATAACATCGGCAACAGTTATGCCCGTGGCGGCGTTACAGCCAAGGGGTATCGGAACGAGACGGAAAGAATAAACGCAGAAATCCATCAGACCATCATTGAAATTGACAATTTGCTTGGTTTTCAGGGTGAGTACACCACCGCTGTCGAAAAGACAACTGCATCCACAAACAAGCAAATCGAAGCAGAAGAAAAACAGGCAAAGGCTATCAGGATTACGACTGACGAGCGTTATGAATCACTGCAAATTGTCAAGGAGCACGCAAAGGAAGCAGAAGAGGCGTTGCAGAAAGAGCTAGAAGCAGCAGAACGGCTCGCAATGGATAAGGCAAACGCTGCCCGCAATATGTATGCTGACCTTGACGGGCAGGCACAGAACCATTTTAAAGCCCAAGTTGCTTTGCTAGGCTTCGAGAGAGAAAAGTACTACGAGTTAATAGACGACAAAGCCGCCGTGGATGAGTGGTACAACAAAAAGTATAAAGACCTGCAAGACGAGAGAATACTTGCAACAGGCGACTTCTTCGATGGAATAAATCTTGCCCTCAAAAAGTCAGGCGACGAAATGGAGACCTGGGCAGAGCGAGGATATGATGCAGCTCTGAAACTTCGTGATGGCCTGGAGTCAACTTTGAGCGACTGGCTACACAAAGTCCCTCTTTGGGGGGTGT